ACTTGTCAAAGCACCATATAATGTGTTTGCTGCAATACGAGAAACGTTATATTCTTGACCAGAACCATCAAAATTGGCAGTCAGTTTGATAACTGCCTTTTCTGTAGTGTCTCGCAAGACTTGATATGTGAAAATATTTGCCATGTTTATTCCTAGTCTTACGGTGTAAGATTGTAAGGCTTGTAGTTGAATGCTGCTGGATCGTTGAACTGACCACGTTGATACATAGCATTGTTTTTACGCAAAGAAATAATCAATGTATATGAACAGTTTGCTGCGGCACCTTGTGTGTAAACACCAATATCGCCGTTACCAACGTTAGCTGTGACGATATAGCCGTTAGCTAATGAACCAGAATTATTTGTAATGGATGGCAACTGTTCACCTAAACCAAATTCACCTGAAGAATTTAGGTGGAAAATTGATGATGAGTTTGCATATTGTGCCGCTGGAGTTGCACCGGCTCCGTTCCAGAAAATTTCAACAGAACCTTGAGAGTTAGCACTTGTACTTGTAAATGGCATATTAACGTAGTATTTCAAACCAGTTAATTGCAAATCATAGTAAGACAACGGAGTATTTGCAGAACCACCTTGATTATTTGCTACAAGAAAACCATTGGTTGCCAACGCATTTGAAAGTGAGTTTGCTTGAATGCGTGTGTTATTCATTTCTTGACCAGTACCATCAAACACTCCAGTTAACTTAATAACAGAGTCTGTTTGTGTATCTCTCAAAATTTGATATGTAAATTTGTTGGCCATGGTTTTCTATTCTTAAAATATTATCTATTTATGACTAAAATTACCATCAATATTTTGAAGACATTCTGTGCATGTGTTTCATGTCATTGTGGTGCATAATCATGTTTGTGTGATGTTCCATGTGGTGATGCATACGAGATTCACCTTTAGCGTGGTGATGCATCAAAGATGCTTCTTCGTGGCATTTTGCACATTTCTCATGGTATTTTGCATCACGCATTTTTTCTGCTTCTTCAGACATTTTTGCTGCTCTTGCGCTTGCTTCGTGAGCCTTGCTGGCGTGCATGTGGTATGCATGAGTACCTTCTGTTAAAGAATCAGCACTTTCTTTCATGCTGTGTTTAGCCATTTCTTTCTTCATCATCTTCATCTTAGACTTCATTTTTTCTTCTTCGTCTTCTTCTTCACTCATGCCGTGTTTTGGCTTTTCTTCTTCTTTTTTCATGTGCCATTTTTCTTCTTCTTTTTTCATTTTCTTACCTGGCATCATTTCTTCTTGGTTCAACAAACCTTGAGCAATTTCTTGTTTCTTTGCTTCAATGTGTGCTGTAACACGGTCGTGAATTGCTGCATATAATTCTGCTCTGAAATTAACTGCATCATCTTGTGCTGCGTAATCTATTAGGTCTCTTGACATAGTTTCCTCCAATATGGTGTTTATTTATTAACCTTGAGTGGTAGCCTTAGCTGGATCTTTTTCTTTGCTCTGGTCTAGTTTAATGTCCAAATCATTTTGGTGTTCTGCACCATCCATTTGGATTTGTGATAACATCTGTTGTTGTGCAACATCATTCGTAACTTGAACTGGTAAACCAATGCCTGCTTCTTTTTCTTCTTCAATTTCTGATTGCATAACTTTGATTTCATCGTCATTCAATCTCAATACATTACGTTGAATCCATGCTTGTGAGAAATAACGACCAGTATATGGGTCAACTGATTGCAACAACTGCAATCTTTGTGTCATTAGTTCAGCATCTTTAAGTTCACTGAAATTATTGTCTTTAATGAAGTTATAGTGAACATGTTCCTTGAATTGTTTCCATTCTTCATCGGTACAAACACCTTTGAGTACCAATTGAACTCTTAGTGCTTGATGGAACAAGTCAGAGAATTTGTTACGCATACGAGCAACAAACTTAGCAAACTTTAATTCATCTCTTGTAATTTCACCAACACGACCTAAAGAGAACCCGGATTGGTTAGGATCAAGTCTGGAGACAGGAACGTTCAAAGACTTATACAGTTTCTTCTCAAAGTATTTAACGTCTTCCAACTCACCTAGGTTCTGCCCACCTGGTAGTGTGGTAATCTCTGTACCTTTGCCGCCTTCTCTACGTGGCAACCAGAAGTCTTCCATCATGGATAAGAACTTACGGTCATCACGGACTTCGCCTGTGTTTGCATCATATACAAGTTTGTTTTTATACTTGACCATAATATCACGTAGGTATTGTTCTGCCTTTAGTTTAGGCAAATTACCAACGTCAATATAGAAAATTCTACGTTCTGGTGCACGAGAGATACGATAGATAACTGTCGCATCTTCAATCATACGCAACTGGTTTAGTGGCTTGATTGCTTTGTGTAAGTAAGATAGAACAACCGCACGGCGACTATCCATAAGTCCACTAACCACAGAAACAACAGAGTCAGTAGTAATTCTGGTACCAACTGGTCCATAATTTGTAGAAGTACCAGAGGTAACTTTATCATTGTAGATGTAATATTCATTAACAACATTCATTACCTCTACGCCGGTGCGTTCGTCTTTTTGTTTTTTGATTTCACGAATCTTACGCATCTTGCGTGGATCAACGTAACGCAATTCTTTAATACCAGCAGTTGGGTTTTCTTTATCTACAATAATGTGATAATATAACTTACCATCAATATAATATCTGCGGAAGATATCTTGTGCCATGTTGGTATAGTTCAACATACGCAAGATTTGGTGGAATTCCGCTTTGATTGCTTTCTTAATCTTGTCTGATACATTCAAATCATCAAGAATAATTTCTATGTTCTTGCCATCATCGTCTTGGCAGATAGCTTCATTAACAATGTCGTCAATGGCTGATTCAATTTCTGGCTGCATTGCCATTTCACGGTAACGAGATATAAGTTCTACCTCATTTTTTGCAGTACCGTCTAAGTCAACATATGTGCCGTAATATGCAGCGGAAGTAATCGTTAACGCACCGTCATCCGAAGATGGTGGCGAAAACGATTGTTGTTGGGTTTGGTTTTCTTCTTCCTCTTTGCGAGAAATTGTAAAGCCAAATAGACTAAACTTTTGTGCCATGTTTTTCCTGGTTACATTTCAAATAAATCATAAAAGAGAGGACCGAAGCCCTCTCTTATGTATACAACAAGAATTAACTTGTTGTGTTGCTTGTCCAGTATTGGTAAGCAAATGTTACTGTGAATTCTTCAATAGTATCATTTGTTCCCCAATCCAAATCAATTGGAGACAAATCAACTGGGAACATACCAACAAATCCATAAGACTTGATGATACCGTTATTACCGGCAGTTGATGTTTTGCTATATTGGTTAACAGTTGCATTGATAGCATATGGTTGACCACCAGAACCACCACCAGTAACGTTAGCTGGCAATCTTACGTTGCCTGCGTTGCTGTTGATTGTGTTCATCCATGCTTCAATGGAGTTACGAACGCTGAAGTTTTCATCGTTAATAACTGTTACTGTCCAGTCTGCAAATGTTCTGTTACCAGCAAACTTTGTTTCACGACCAAAGTAGTACAATGGAACAGTACCAATTGTTGAACCAGGTAACTGAGCAGCTTTACACAAGAAAGAGAAAGGTTGGCCAGACTGACCAACGCCTCCTGGTAAACCAGTCATTTGAACCTGGAACAAATTTGGACGTGCGCCGTCATTTTGTAACGCACTTGTAAATTCGCTAATTTGAAAAGCCATTTTATTCTCCTATTTGTTCCTATTTATTAAGCGCCAGTGGTAGTTACTGTAGAGAAGCTAACACCAGTACCAACTGCAACAAAGTTCAACTGGATAAAGTTGATAGAACGAGCAGGTTGAATGTAAATGTCACCAACAAATTGATTAGCGTTAACAACAGAAGGTGTGTTGTTAGTTGAGTCGCAAACAACTTGGAATGATGTGATACCTCTTTGTGCTTGAACTGAAGTCAAGAATGGAGTTACAAGAGCAATAAATTGTGCTTGTGTAAACGCATCGTTGAATTCAAACAATGAGTATTT